ACTAAAAGAAGAAATAGAGCGAATCAAGAAAAATAAAGATTATGTCGGTCCTATAAATAATCCTAATGCATCTAAAACACCTCAAAAAGAACTAAATAATACTAAACAGATAAATCAATACATTAAGAAACATGGTCAATCAGCTGCTGATATGCCAGAATACTGGCCTGGTGAAAGTAATGAGTTCTTTGAAGAATATGAGGACTGGGTAGAGGGTGGTAGACAAGGAACAATTCCTACAAGAAACTTTTATAAAGTTTTCACATCTGATATTAAGATAGATACTGAACCTTTAACAGCACGTAGGTATGAAGCAACTAGACATTTGAGAGAATCTGATGGAGAAGAAAAGAAAAAAATAGACCATAGTGATTCATTCCCTGCAACAAAAAAAGTTGAGGGATTAACAGAAGCAGTATGTAAACAAGATGAATCATTTTATGCTCATTTAGTTATAAATCCAGATAACTTAAATAATATGTTAGATGACTTAGTTCTTGATGGTAGCGATGTCAATACTGTACGTCAACCTGCACGTACTACATTTGCAAAAGGTAGGGAAGAAGAAAACTTAAATGTACCTACACCTGAAGGTAAGCCTTTATCTAGTATGACAATAAATGAGGTGCTAGGTATGGCTAATGATGATGGGAATGAGGATCTAAGATTCGGTTTATACGATATTAAATCTGAAACTTTATTAGAAATGTTAGATGAAGGTATACTTAAACACGATGCATTATTTGATGAAGAGGCTCAAAGAGAGATAGTTTATAGAAGTATCTTAAAAAGAGCACATAGTCGTTCAGATAACAAAAGTTGGAATAAAACTTATAGAAGATTTAGTTGGTTAGAAAATGATGAAAAGACAAGATTTAGGCAGATAATAACAGCACTTACTGGTATGGAACAATGGGAAGATGATCCCTATTCATCAATTGAACTGTTGTCACCTTCATGTGCTAAGGCATTGATAGGACAAGCAATGGGTCAAGATATTCCAGAGGAATAATTATTACTAAGGTAACATATGGAAAATGATTTATCAGGCATTGATACAGATGCTTTAGAAGGTAAAATACAAGGAGCTGATTATTTAACTAGGGCAGCTGAAGAAGAAGCATTACAACCTGAACGAACTTCTCTGACTGATACAGGTGTACCATTTACTCCTGAACAAGAAGACCCTAGAAACACAGAACAAAGCTGGGGTCTTCCAGCAGTAGCTGAAGAGTTAAAGTCAGCTGTATTAGGAGGTCTTCAAGATACAGCTTCCTCAATACAAACATTCCCTGAACGTGCTATTGATACACTAACAGGTGAAGTAAGTCGAGAAAAGAAAGAGAAAGGGTTCTACCAACCAGAGTGGACACCTTTTGTAAATGAAGAAGATCCTATCATCACTAGAACATGGTGGGGTCAAATGTTAAGAGGTACTGTACACTTCGGTTCAATGGCAGCTGGAGTTGTAGCTGCTGGTAGTGCAGCTGGTGTATCAGCACCCGCATGGGCTACTGGTATGGCTGGCTGGGGTCTAGTAAGAGCAGCTGGTATAGGTGCTATATCTGATACTATATCTCATACAACAGATGGTGAGAACGCATTAGGAATGATGCGAGATCGTTTCGGTTGGATGGATACACCACTCAGTACTAAAGATACAGACCATCCTTTAATGATGAAGTTTAAGAACATCGTAGAAGGTATGGGTATAGGTATACTCTTTGATAGTGCAGCAATGGCACTTGGTAAAGGAGGTTCTTTTGCTAAGGCACAAGTAGCTTCTAGAAATAAAAGTGTTGAACTACAAACAGTTAGAAAAGGATTACAAGAACTTAGGAGAAATGAGTTCGGATTTAGAGCTAGTAAAAACTCACCCGTAGCTGGTAGACATCAGGGTAATCATTTATCCCAAGATGATCCTTATACTGTTTGGGAACGTAATAGAAGAGTAAGAACAGAATGGGGAGCAGAAGAAGGCTCTGCTGGTAATGTTACAACTCCTGTACAAAGAGAAAGAATTGCTAGAGAAACTGGATTAACTGAAGAATTAGTTTATGATACATTACAGAAACTATATAGTTCAGATAAGTTTAGACAAGTACTAGCTAGTGTAGAAGGTGATAGGAAACGTTTAGTAGAAGTATTTGGAGATGCTATTTTAGCTCACCAAAGAATCACTTCTGGACGTAATGCTGCTGAAATGTCAGCTGAAGAATACCTATTTGAAATATTCCAGACTTCACAAAAGTTTGATGTAACTGATATTGGTGGTAAAAAGATAAGTGAAATCACTACTATAACAGCTCAGAATGTTGTCGTTAGTGATCTAATTGTATCTACTTTATTACAACAACTAAGAGATCTAGGTACTGCTGGTAGAGAGATAGCAGATTTCAATAACCTATTAGATATAGATGGTCCTGGTGATCAGATATTAGATACTATGTTAACTGCAATCTCTGAGTCTAAAAGAGCTAAGTATACGTTATCTCAAGAGTTTCGTAACTTAGGAGCTAAGAGACCAGGAGCTATTAAAGAAGCAGTTAAACAAGAAGTAGCAGATGCTAGAGAAACAATCCAATCTATCCTTAAGATAGCTGATAAAGATAAAGATGGAGATTTAGTACTAGCTTTATTTGAAGCTTTCTCGTCTATGAAAACAGTTAATACAGTTGATGACTTTACTAACTGGGCTAGAAAGATGATTAAAGGTGGAGAGATTGAAGGTAAGAAACAGACTGGTGCTCTAATAAGAGAACTACAAGGTGTTATGATACATAGTGTTCTAAGTGGACCTAAGACACCTATGAGAGCTATTATGGGTACAAGTACTGCAACCTTCTTAAGACCGTTCTCACAGACATTAGGAGCTGCTTTAAGCTTCCCCTTTACTGGAGATGCTACTACTATGAGAGCTGGTTTATCTTCACTTAATGCAATGATGGAAGCTATTCCAGAGTCATTTGAACTATTTAAAACTAGATTAAATTCATATTGGACTGGTGATATAGCTACTATTAAAACTAGGTTTGCTGAATACACTCAGGGAGATGATAACTGGGAAATACTAAGGCGTTTTTCAGAAAGTGATGCAGCTACCAACGGAGATAGAGCTGCATTTGCTGCGGCTAATATGGCTAGAAATATGAATAATACTAATTTCTTAACTTACTCTACTAAATTAATGGCAGCAACTGATGATGCTTTTGCTTATATTTTAGGTAGAGCTAAGATGAGAGAGAAGGCTTTTCGTTCTGCAGCAGATGCTAAGAGTAAAGGAGCTTTAACAGCTTACACTGAGATTGAACCTGAACTTATTAAACTATATGAAGAAGATTTCTATAACCAAATATTTGATGGCAATGGTAATATCATAGATGAAGCTACTAAGTTCGCACGGAAAGAAGTTACGTTAACTCAGGAACTAACTGGATTTGCTGAAGGATTAAACTCAGTATTCCAACAGAATCCATGGGCAAAACCTTTCTTCTTATTCGCTAGAACTGGGGTGAACGGTTTAAATCTTACTGCTAAACATACTCCATTACTTAACTTTTTTGTCAAAGAATGGAATGATATAGCATTTGCTAGACCAACTAACTTAGAAAGTGTAGCTAAATATGGTATAACTAATGCTGCAGAATTAGCAAATGCTAAGGCATTACAAGTAGGTAGATTATCTATGGGTTCTGCTATCATCAGTATGGGTATATATTCTTATTTGAATGGTAATTTAACAGGTAACGGACCTGTAGATAGACAGAAAAGACAGGTATGGATGGATGCTGGGTATAAACCTAGAACAATTAAACTTGGTGGAGTACAGGTTGGTTATGATTCTATGGAACCATTTAACCAAATACTATCTCTTATAGGTGATATAGGTGATGCTAGTCAGTTAATGGGAGAAGAATGGACTGAAGATCAGTTTCAAAAGATCTCTCTTATCGTAGCTCAAGGTTTAACAAGTAAATCATATTTAGCTGGAATGCAACAATTTGTTGACTTATTCGCTGGTAAGCCAGGTCAAGCTAATAGAATTTTAGCTGGATTAGCTAATAACCAAATACCTTTAGCTGGTTTAAGAAATGAATTAGGTAAACTATTTACACCTTATACCCGTGAATTAGGGTCTGGTATTGAAGATGCTATAAGAAATAGAAACCTATTAACTGAGCAGATAGCTGGAAATGAGCTTCCTATAAAGTATGATATATTGAATGGTAAGCCTATTAAAGATCATGATCCATTAACAAGAATGTTTAATGCTGTAAGTCCTATCTCATTTAATTTAGATAGTTCACCAGCTAGAAGTTTTCTATTTAGATCTGGATATGATTTAAGAACTTCTACTTACTTCTCGCCTGGACCTAATAGTGTTGATTTAACAGATCATCCAGAAATTAGATCCTTATATCAAAGAGCTATAGGTGAACAGAACTTAGAACGTCAGATTGCTAGATTAGCTAAGACTCAAAGAGCACAGGAATCCTTACTTGAAATGGAAAAGGATATAAGAGATGGTAACAGAGGTGCTTATGACGCTAAAGATTATTACCATAATAGAGAATTAAGAAGACTGATTAATGAAGCAAGAAAAATTGCTTGGTGGAGTATAAGAGATAACCGCACGGTTATGGATCTAAGTACTGAACAAGCTTATAAAAAACAAAGACGTAAGGAAAAGACCGCCCAAACTTCATACGTTGGACCTTTACTCAAGATTTACAAATAAACAATGGCAAGTTTTAAACAATACACTGCAAGTGGAGGTGCTTCAGAAGCTTTTTCTATTCCTACCTTCTCTTCAGATGAAATCAAAGTATACGTAGATGGTGTCTTAAAGACAGCAGCTACACATTATAATATAACAAGTTATACAGCAAATGGCGGTACAGTAACTTGGACTGGTGGTAATGTACCTTCTAGTGGTACTGTACGTATCGTAAGAGATACAACTGTAACAACTGCTAGAGCTACATATGCTGCAGGTTCTTCTATTAAAGCAGGTGATCTAAATGATAACCAAACACAAGCTTTAAGATCTTTAGAAGAGCAAGATGATCAGTTAATACAGACATATGATGTACAGGATAGTGCTATTACTACAGCTAAGATAAAAGCTGATAATATCACTAGTGCTTTAATAGCAGATGATCAGATCAACTCTGAGCATTACGTAGACGGTAGTATAGATACTGCACACATAGCAGATGCTCAAGTAACACATGCTAAATTAGCTAACGATTGTATAGATGGAGATAACATTCAAAATGATGTTGTTAATTCTGAACATTATGCAGCTGGATCTATTGATACTGAGCATATAGCAGACAGTCAAGTTACAACTGCAAAGATAGCAGCTGATGCAGTTACTAATGCTAAGATAGCAGATAACTCTATTGACTCAGAACACTATGTAGACGGATCTATAGACACAGTTCACCTAGCAGATAACTCAGTGACTGGTGCTAAGTTAGCAGCAGGTACTATTGTTACATCTGATTTAGCTGACTCTTTAGTGACTACAGCTAAGATAGCAGATGCTAATGTTACTACAGCTAAGATAGCAGATTCTAATGTTACTACAGCTAAGATAGCTGATGCTAACGTAACTACAGCTAAGATAGCTGATAATGCTATAATAGGCGGGAAAATAGCAAGTTCTGAAATCACTGTCGATAAGATGGCAGCAAATTCAGTAGATAGTGATCAGTATGTAAACGGTTCTATAGACACAGCACATATTGGTGATAGTCAGGTAACTACAATTAAGATAGCTGCAGATGCAGTTACTGGAGCTAAGATAGCAGACAATGCTATTGGTGCTGAACACATAGCAGCTAATGCTGTTACAACTTCAGAGATAGCCGATGCTGAACTCACAACGCTTGCTGGTATGCAGTCAGGTACTGCATCTATTCTGGCAGGTGGTACTGCTCTCACTGCGACTCTTGCCGAAATTAATACGGTGGTCGATGGTAAGTCTGTTGAAACTACTATATCAGATACTGATGCCGCATACCCTACTAGTGGAGCTGTTGTTGATTATGT